CATATTCATTTTGTCACACACACTTGAATATAAATTACTTTTTATTACATAATTAAGTAACTATCTGCAATTATTAGCTTGGGAGCAGACAGAAGCGACTGAAAGGAGCAGCTGAGGAGCAGATAGATAAGAATGACCGGTTGTTTACCATTGTTCTTGTCTAAAAGTATGATTTCAAGTAACAATCAAGTAACAATAAGAGGAGAGTTGTTACGCTCTCCCCATATAGTCTCTACTTAGCCTCCACCCATCTTAGGGTTGTTGGCTCTTTAGTTACCATGTCCATGACAAAGTTATCAGTCATTTGGAATCCTTCCATCTCATCTCCTACGTTAAGCTTTTGCTTAAGAGCAGCAATGGTTGGATGATCAGCCTTCATAGTTTCTCCAGTTTCAGGGTCCATAAGGCTTAGCACGCCAAAGGTTATATCACTGTTGCTACGTGTTGCTACAGGTATGCCAACCAGTTTTGTTACCTTGTTGCTCAGAGCAGAGGATGATACGATTACTGTTGCGCTGTTTCTTGCAGCGTTAATGTTTACTTTTCTAAAGAATACACTCATAATATTAAGAATTAAATTAAGTTAATGACGATTACTTACAGGGGGTACCCTCGCGCCAAAAATTTGCTGGGGAGTAAAAGCATAGGACCTCTCAACAATGCAATACACATCATTTTTTTTGGTAGGAAAAATTTTTTTTTAATTGCCGTTATTTTTAGTATGTTGTTTTTTTCTTTTAAATAAATAATTAATTTTGTATATTGTAATGTAAGGATAGTTAATACTACTTTAATATAAAAAATAGTTGATATGGATGGTAATGAGTCTAGCGAAGGATCATTTGATCCAATGGAGGAAATTAGAAAAGCAGAATTACAGGATGAACTAGTAGCAGACGCGTTTAATAATTCATACAGGTTATTATTTAAAGCAGTGAGCTTTGATGAAATGATTGAAGAGATGTACGTAAAAGATTTAGATGCAGTATTAGCATTTGATCCTGAGTTAGGTCCTGCATTAAATGAATTGGAGAATATGATTGATTTTTATGTAGGAGAAGAGATGTACGATAGATGTGCAAAACTTCGAGATATAATGCATAAAAAATTTCCGGAAACAATTAATGAAAATTAAATAATAATTAAAAAATAAAATGGGAACAATATTACAAGACATGATGGGAATGCTTTCTAGAAAGAAAGTAGTAACACCTAGAACAGATGATTATATTACAATAGCAAGGTACGCAGGATCTCAAGAAAGAATGAAGCCTCATCCAAAAGTTGAAACAGAACTAGTTACAATGGCTGGTATTAAAACTTTTGTCAATGCAGGTGGAGATGCTCAACAGTTATCTATAGCTGACCAAGTACTATCTCTTACAAATGGAGGTTCGGTAACGTTACCAGATGAATATGTTAACTCTGCAGCATTTGACGGAGCAACAGATTTATTAACTCTAGCTAGAGTAAGTGGAGGTAGTATTCAAATAGACATGAACCGTAAAGATGTTAAGGAGTTTGTCAATTTTACATTAATTAGTGCAAATACTGCAGCACCAGTACAGTTGCCAGTAGCAGCACCAGGACAATTATTTATAGTAGCTAGTGCAGGTGCAGGAGCTAATGCAACAGTTAATCTACCTAATGCAAGTGCTACTCAATGGGTATTTAGAAAAGCTACTATTACAACAAACGGATCTACATCAGGTTCAAGAACATTAACATTGAATGCTGCAGGCTCAGAAAATATTAATGGTGCAGGAACTCTTGTGTTAAATAAATTATATGCATCAGTAACAATATGGTCAGATGGAACTAATTGGATTGTATTATCCGCATCACAAGTAACAGTAGTATAGATGGCAAAAAAAGTAAGCTGGAAGTTTGGAGGTAAAACTTATTACGGCACACTAATTAGAGAAACGAAAACACACAAGTACGCAAGAACTACAAACGGTAAAGTAAAAACTATAAAGAAAAAATAATGAAAGGAGTAAAACATTATTTAAAGAATGGAACTGAATGGAAAGGTGGTAGTCATAAAATGTCTAATGGTAAATTACATACCGGTAAGACACATACAAAAACTAGTAAGCCGTTAGTTCATTTCAAAGATCTATCTAAAACAGCTAAACTAGTAGCAAAAAAGTAATGGCAACACCTAGAAAAGGAAAAGCAAAAGTCAAAGTAACAGCTAGTGGTAAAAAAGTTAGTTATGGCCAAGCAGGTAAAGCTAAAGGAGGAGGGCCACGTGTAAAACCTGGTACCTCTAAAGGAGATAGCTACTGTGCAAAAGTTTAGGTATTAAGAAAAGAGTATCTAAGAAAAAAAGAAATGATCCAAACACTCCGAATAACTTATCTCGTAAACGTTGGAAATGCTCTGGAGCTAAATCTAGAAAGAAATAATAATTTGCATTAAACTTTTTTTAGTTAAACTATTTATATATATTCGTATAATGTTTAACTAAAAACCTGTATAATGGCAAAAACCAACTTAGAAGAAAAAGAACCTAATCTTAGCAAAGAAGAACTAAATGCTAGGAGAAAAGAAATAACTAGTTTCTACAAGGACAACATCCCTCATTTAAAAGTACAAGCTGAATATGAAAAGCTATTAGCTGATATAGAAAAAGCTAGAGCAGAAAGAATGCAAGCACAAATGTTTATGGCACAGCAGTATGCTGACCAGAAAGAAGGTGGTGTAGCATCAGACTCTGAAGAAGCCAAAGCTTTTAAAAATGCTATGGAGAATGCAGCAAAAAATATTGACTAACTAAAAAAAACAATATTATGCTACTTAAAAAAGGAGATAAAAAAATTAACGTAAGACATCTACAAGATAAATTAAATATCCAAGTAGATGGTCACTTTGGTCAATTAACAGAAAAAGCTGTTGTTAAATATCAACTATCTAACGGGTTAACTGTAACAGGAATGGTTGATAGTGATATGTGGGTACTATTATTTAACAAAACATATGAGGAAGATTTAGGTATAGATGAAGATACAGATATTTCTTTAAATTACTTTACAACTAATTATGATCAGTTAATTCATAAACATTATTTACCAGAAGGTGAATATATAAAAGGTCCAATTAAAAACGAGTATATATTTTTACATCATACTGCAGGTAATGCAAATCCTTACAGATGTATTGATCATTGGGGTAGAGATAAAAGAGGTAGAATAGCCACTGAATTTGTTTTAGGAGGAATCAATCATAGAAATGGTGATGATGAATATAATGGTGTTATGGTACAAGCATTTCCTAAAGGAGGGCAAGCTTTTCATTTAGGTAAAACTAAATCAGGTTGGATGAATAGACATTCAGTAGGATTAGAGATTTGTGCTATGGGTTATTTAGATAATGATTTAAAAACTTATGTAGGATCAACTTGTCAACCTGACCAAGTAATAGAACTTAAAGAACCATTTAGAGGTTACTTAAATTATCATAAATATTCTGATGAACAAATTAAAGCCACTGAAAAATGGATACGTTATGTTGGTGAAAGAGATGGTATTGATATTAGAGTAGGTCTTCAAAAATATATAAAAGCTTATGGTCCAGTAAAAGGATTTGGCTTCCAAATGAGCGCCTGTTTAGGTGAAGTTAAAGGATTGTTAACCCATACAAATGTTAGAAAGGATAAATCTGATTGTTATCCTGATCCTAATTTAGTTGATATGATATTAAGTTTATAGATATGGCAATAGTAAACAAAGTAGATTTTAAATTAAAAGTTGATCTGAATGTTTCAATAAAATATCAGATAATAACTTATTGTTTTTTTAATAATATTTTAATAAGTAATTCTGACTTAGAATTCTTATCTGTACTAGCTAAAAATCCTAATATGGAAATAGCAAAGTTTTGTGTCTTATTAACTAATTTATCTATATTTAAAAGTGCACAATCAGCTAGAAATGCAATTTCTAAAGCTGAGAAAAAAACATTAGTAGAGAAAAAAGGTAATAATAAAAAAACTATATCTTTAAATAAGAATATAAATGTTCAGAATGAAGGATTAGTATTGTTAGACTATAAAATTTTAGGAAGTGAATCCCAAGAAGCATAAAGACTTTAAAGGTGGTATCGCTGATGAAGTAGGGGTTCATCAACAAGTGGTAGATGACTTTATAAGTTTTTACTACAGTAAGTTAAGAAAAAAATTATCTAATCTGGCTTACCCTAGAATAAACGTAGAAGGTTTAGGTACTTTTGAAATGAGAAAAGGTAAACTTGAAACAGCAATAAAAAAAAATAAAAGCATGTTAGGTAATATTGCTAAGAGGACATATAATGGTTATGCAAAGAGTGAAACCATAAGTAAAAATATAGAAGATATGTCTGCTGCGCTAGAAAAAATCAAAGATGCTAAATTAAGGAAAGAAAAATTTAAAAGTAAAAAGAATGAGTAAGCCTTGGAAAAAATATACTGATGCTTTTAAAAATATTGATAAAATTGCTGAAGGAGTTAAAAATAAACTATTTAAAAAAGAACATGTTGAAGCAGTAGCTACAAGTAGATTTCAGATATGCATTAGCTGTTCTTTATTTGATGCAAAGGGAACTGATTGCTTAGCCCCTGGTACTCAACCTTGTTGCTCTGATTGTGGATGTAGTTTATCTTTTAAAGTAAGATCATTATCTAGTGAATGTCCAAAAGGTTATTGGAATTCAATGGTATCAGAAGAAACTGAAGAATTAATACTTAAACAAATAGAATTAGATGAAAATAACAATTAATTATATTTATCAAAACAATAGTATATCAATGACAACTAATAATGAAGAAGGTTATTGGTATACATCAATAACATTTTAATTATGGCAATAACATTTAAAGAAGAAGGTCACGTATACGAAAGTAATGATCAAGATAAAATAAACTGGACAAGTGTAACATCTTTTATTGGAATGTTTAAACCTAAATTTGATAGAGATGGTCAAGCTAAGAAGTCTTCTAAAAATAAAAGATCTAAATGGTATGGTATGACACAAAAAGAAATACTTACTGCTTGGGATAATGAAACACATAGAGCTATTAAATTAGGAAATTGGTATCACAACCAAAGAGAAGCAGATATGTTAGACTTTAAAACCATTGAACGTAATGGAATTGAAGTACCTATTATAAAACCTTTAATAACTGAAGAAGGAATTAAAATAGCACCTAAACAAAAACTTAAAGAAGGTGTATATCCAGAACACATGGTTTATTTAAAATCTATGGGTTTATGTGGACAAGCTGATTTAGTTGAAGTTGTAGATGGTTATATAAATGTCCATGATTACAAAACAAATAAAGAAATAAAAGATAAAGGGTTTACTAATTGGGAAGGTATAACAAATAAACTATATAAGCCTGTAAACCATTTAGATGATTGTAATCTTAANCATTATAACTTACAATTGAGTATTTATGCGTATATTATTAAAAAGCACAACCCNAAATTAAAGATAGGAAAGTTAACAATTCAACANGTTAAATTTGTTAAAGTAGGAGAAGATAGTAATGGTTATCCAATNACAAAAGTAGAGAANGGTGAACCAGTTTTAGAAGAAGTAAAAATATATGAACTNCCATATTTAAAAGATGAAGTATCTTCATTAATGATGTGGCTTAAAGATAAAAATTAATGGCANCAATACAATTAACACAAGTTTTTTTAGCGCAAACATCTCCAGCAACATCTCCACTTACATTATATGTAGTAGAAGGATCAGAATCTTTTATTGCAGTAAATCCACTTATGTTAAGTGCTGTAGGACCAGTATATCAACAAAATGGTAGTATTATAGATATACGTGGAGTATATGTAACAGGATCTAACCAGCCAATTTATGTTACTGATAGTTATGCTACTGTAAAAGCTTATATAGATGCCTTATAAAAACACAACGATATGATAGTAAGATTATTTGATATACAAAACAATAAAGTTATACCTTCTGAGCATTGTTATGCTCTACCATTTCTTAAAAAAATAATGGAAACATATCCTGATACTTATATGCAAGTATATCAATATGTATTTTATATGAGTTGTCCTAATCCAGATTTAAATCCATTCTTTAATCTTCCTGAACATGAAAAAGAAGATATTATTATTGAAGAGGTTGGATTAGAAGAATCTCCAGAAGATGGAAAAATTAGATATGCATTGGATATGTGTAAACAAATGTATGAAACACCAACATATAGGGCTTATGTAGGTATTAAGGCTATGCTAGATAGATTAGCAAGGTATATGGAGGTTACCCCTATTGAACATGGTAGAGACGGTAATATGAACTCTATGATAAATGCTGCTGCTAAATTTGAACAGATTAGACAATCATATAAAGGTGCATTTACGGATATGAAAAATGAACAAGAGAGTTCAGTACGTGGAGGAGCAGGGTTGGCTTATGATCAACTATGATAAACAAAAAAAATGAATCTGAATGGCATTTTTGCTATTGGGATGAACCAGAATTTAATAATACAAAAAAAACTAACAACGATGGCACAACAAGTAATACCAGTAGGAAAGAAAATTTTGATAAAACAAAAGAAAGCAGAGACAATGACTAAATCAGGTTTTATTTTACCTGAAATGGCAATTAAAAAAGAATGCATAGGTACTGTAATGGGTATAGGTCAGTCTGTAGAAGAAATTAAAATTGGAGATGTTGTTCAATATACTGAACATTGTTTACCTACAGCTATGCAGCATGATCAAGAAGAACATTTACTTATTCAAGAAGGAGATGTCTTTGCAATTTTAGTTGAAGTAGCGGATGTATAAAACNATTCCTACATATACTAATGGAATATGGTTNACAACAGATTTTGAAACAGAAGACTCATTTATAAAATATATACTAAGTATATTTAAAGAGCCAGGACAATATGGCTTTACTGATATATCCTATGAGTTTAATAGTGAAGCTAAAAATTTTAATACTCAAGGATTTTATTGTAATTCTCCTTTTAGGTCTAAAGATTTTACTAATTATTGGGAAGATCAAAAAAACAAATGTAGAACAGGTGTTATATACAATGATGGACCAAAAAGTTTTTTCTTAAGTAGAGATTACTACATGTGGTTAAATTTTTTACCAATATTTGATAAAGAAGAAAAACGTTATGGATTTGCTAAGGTAAGAGATGCTCAATATCACATGGCACTTTATGAGTTGTTAGCTGAGTTAACTAATAAGCATTCTGCTATATTAAAAAAACGTCAGATAGCTTCTTCCTATTTTCATATGGGTAAGATTATCAATCAATACTGGTTTGAAGAAGGATCTATATGTAAAGTAGGTGCTTCATTAAAAGATTTTATTAATGACAAGGGATCTTGGAAATTTTTAGATGAATACAAAACATTTCTTAATGAACATACTGCTTGGTATAGACCTAGTAATCCTGAAAAGGTATTATTATGGCAACAACAAATAGAAGTTAAAGTAAACAATAGAAAAACAGCAAGAGGATTAAAATCTAAAATACAAGGTGGATCATTTGAAAAAAATGCAACAACTGGAGTAGGTGGACCATGTACATACTTTTTTCATGAAGAAGCAGGTATAGCACCAAAGATGTCAGATACATATGAGTACTTACGTCCAGCTATGTCTTCTGGTATGATGACAACAGGTATGTTTATAGCAGCAGGATCTGTAGGAGATCTACAACAATGTAACCCATTAAAAGAAATGATCTTAAATCCTGGAGCAAATGATATATACGCTGTAGAAACCAACCTAATGGACGCTGATGGCACCATAGGTATGGCAGGGCTCTTTATACCTGAACAGCACTCTATGCCCCCTTACATTGATGATTATGGTAATTCATTAGTAGACGAAGCTGTACAAGCAATTATAGAAGAAAGGTCAAAATGGAAGAATGAATTAAATGGAGAACAGTTTCAATTAAGAATTTCTCAAAAACCAATGAATATTGCTGAAGCTTTTGCATATAGAAAGGCATCAATATTTCCTCAAGGTGTTTTATCAAAACAACAAAAAAGAATTGAAGAAAAAGAATATCCATATGAGTTAATAGAATTAGATAGAGATGAAAAAGGTATAATTGCTAAAAGAACTAATAAACTTCCTATAAGTAAATTTCCCGTAGATAAAAAACAAATAGATAAAACAGGTACTATTGTTGTTTGGGAAAGACCAATAAAAAGTCCTGAGTTTGGGGCATACTATGCTTCTATTGATCCTGTTTCAGAAGGAAAAACCACTACTTCAGATTCGTTATGTAGTATTTTTGTATATAAAAATGCAATGGAAGTAATTAGAACTACTGAGTCTGGTGATGTAGAACAATTTATAGAAAAAGATAAAGTAGTTGCAGCATGGTGTGGAAGATTTGATGATATTAATAAAACTCATGAAAGACTAGAATTAATAATAGAATGGTTTAATGCTTGGACACTAGTTGAAAATAATATATCATTGTTTATACAGCATATGATTGCTAGAAAAAAACAACGCTATTTAGTACCTAAACAACAAATACTATTTCTAAAAGATTTAGGTTCTAACAAAACTGTATACCAAGAATATGGATGGAAAAATACAGGTACATTATTTAAAAGTCATTTGATTTCTTATGCTATAGAGTTTTTAAGAGAAGTAATAGATGAGGAAACAGATGTGAATGGTGTAGTAATAAATCAAACATTAGGAGTGGAAAGAGTACCTGATCCTATGCTGATAAAAGAAATGTTAGCATATTATCCTGGATTAAACGTAGATAGATTAGTTGCATTTGGTGCATTAATAGCATTTGTAAAAATACAACAGTCTAACAGAGGATATACTAAAAGACGTGAATCAGAGGGTAAATCTTTGGTAAACTCAGAAAATTTGTATAAATTAAAGTATAGTCCGTTTAAAAATATTGGACGTAGTTCAACATCCAGAACTGGCAGACGAAATAGATCAGGATTTAAAAATATTAAATAAAGTCAACTTAATAAAACACCGAATGAAAGTATTAAACGCAATGCAGTTAAAGAATGGTGCCAAGGCTGAAGGAGGGCCTACGTATTCAAGCTTAACACAACCCGTACAGTTTTTACCTTCTTCAGAAAAAACTGATGATTGGGCAGCATGGAATTTAGATTGGCTAGAACTACAAGGTGTAGAATTTTTAAGATCAAATGCAAGAAGACTTTTAAAAAATTATAAGTTAGCAAAAGGTATTATTGATAAGTCTGATTATATAATTGAAGAAGATAATGACTATAAAGATATGATGGATGTTTTAACAAAAGAAAATGATTCTGCGTTAGAACTTAAATTTTATCCTATTGTTCCAAATGTAATTAATGTATTAAGTGGTGAGTTTAGTAAACGTTATAACAAGGTACAATTTAGAGCTGTTGATGACAAGTCATATAATGAAATGTTAGCTCAGAAAAAAGCAGAAATAGAAGACACTTTATTAGCTGATGCTGAAATACAATTAATTCAAAAAATGATAGAAGCTGGTATGGATCCAGCATCTGAAGAAGCAAAACAACAATTATCTCCAGATAATTTAAGAACACTTCCTGAAATAGAAGATTATTTTAGTAAATCTTATAGAAGTAGTATAGAAGAATGGGCAACTCACCAATTAAATGTGGATGAGGAAAGATTTAAAATGCATGAGCTAGAGGAAAGAGGTTTCCGTGATATGCTTATTGCAGATAGAGAGTTTTGGCATTTCCGTATGTTAGAGGATGACTATGATGTAGAGTTATGGAATCCTGTATTAAC